GGGAAGTCCCTTCGGGACATGCGAGACGACTGGTGTGACGCCTGGTTACGACTCGAGCCCCAGAACCTTCTTCAGGTTCGCGTTGGTGCTCGCAGTCATCCAGGTCGTCGCGCCGGTAACGAGCTCTACGAGCTCGGTCTCCGTGAAGCCCACGTTGGGCCGGTCGATGGAGATGTTGATAACCGAACCGATCTCCGACTTAACGTCGGTGAGCGGGTCGGTCGACACCTTCTTACGACTGGCCTTGATGAGGGACCGTCGCCGTCCACCCTTAACCTGGTGCGAAACCAGGAGGGAGACGGTGCCGTCCGCTGACTGGTACGTCGCCGCGGTGTTATCCGTGACGGTACGTGGCAGCGAGACAGCAGATCCGACGGTCATAGTCTGAGGGTCGACGAGTGCCATTTGGTCCTCTTCCAGATGTTGTGCCGGTTGGCACGATGACAGGGGCAGGACATCCGCGTCACGCTCTAGAAATACCGAGCGAGGCGAGGATAGCCAGACGGTAGGGGCCCCAAGCCCCACTGTCTGCTTCGTTCACGAAACCGTACGGGTTAGCACGAATCCGCCGTTTAAAAACGGAGTTAACGGATGTGCTAACGTAGGTAGCACCCTCAAGGGGGCTAACCTGCGTCCACTGCACCTTGGCGACGGCCTTTCTTTCGACCGTTTCCATAGCATAGGCGTAGTTGACCACGTGGTTGTCATCATGGGCTACCTGAATCGCGGCGATGTTTTGCCGTATATCCAGGAACCAATCGATGAGCCAGGACCATGGCGTAATTTGCCATGCAGTCTTCGACGAGAGCGATAGACCCAACAAGGCGTCCATCGCACTGAGGTACTTCTCGAGACGACCGGTAAAACCGGGAATCTCGGGGAGTACGTAGGTAAATGACCCAGAGAAGGTCACGTACCTCGTCTGAGACATGAACAACTGCTTGTTGTAGGGCATATCCTGCTGTCCTTGAGCGCCATAGACTAGCATATCACCTTGCGGTGTGCCAGTCTTCGTCCACGAAGTAAGTGGATCGATACCGCGCCCGGCCCAGATCCGAGGGATCCCAAGTTCGGAATCCTGAAAGATCTCGGCCTTTGATTGGACAGGCAGTTTACCCCTATGCCGAATACGACGACCCTCATCCCGTCTGATCTGTTGGATCTTCAGGGAGACATCGCGCAAAGTTTTCGCGATGTTAACAGCGTCGTCGTAGGTGGGCATGATCCCGAATACCGCATTAAGGTACTCGTCCCCCACGCCACCAACACTCAGTTTATTAAGTGTGTGGAGTGGGATTTGGGGCAATCCGAGAGCAAGCTCAAGGAAAGCACCGGTCACGCTCACCTTCGGTGAAGCAGGAGCCAGTGATGTGAGCAACTGGGTCCCATCGCTCTGCAGCTTTTTGCTGTCAGGAGGCGATTGTGCAAGACCTGTAAAACTGGTCTTGTACTGTGGGGCCGAGGGCAAGGAGCCGAATTCAAACGGCATCCTTGATATCGCGGAAGAACCTACGGGCAAGTCCGATATAAACACCGGGTTGCCTACGCACCGATACGAAACGGGATAACCGTTTCCGTTCGGACGATATCTCACGTCTCGTCGTAGTGAAGTCTGCATACGCTGACTAGACATCTCAAACGGATGACCGTTATCGATGCCCAAGCCAGTGAGTGATTCATGATCACTCTTTGATGCAAGACCACTCGCCTCTAGCTCAGCTAGAAGGCGGGGACCAGGATTAAGATACTCTGCAAGGCCTCCTTCACGGCGCTGTAAAAAGCCGCCGTAGAGATCGACCTGCCGAGGATCCAGTCTGGTCCCACGAACATCACTTCGGTAAGAAGTGACTGACTCAGACAGTTGAGGACTTGAACCCGAATGTTGTAAAACACCATTCGAGTCGAACCAGCGGAATTTCAACGGCTCTCTTTGCCGCTTCCGCTGATCGTATCCAGCTGTCATTGTTGTCCTCCGGTAGAACGAAGTGAGATCC